AATAGATTCTTTTTGATATGGTCTTGGATATAAAGACAAGTCATACTTGATATCTAAAGGGACTCCCTTAAATAGACTTTTGACATTATCATCAGGTTCTAATTTTATATCTGGAAATAGTCTTTTATGTGTTCTTAAAAAATCAAGTAAAAGTCCAAATGGCATTAAAGATGCTTCAGTGATGAAGTGAACTTTTCCATCCCATAATCCTGATTTGTACTTTCCAGACCAAAAATAATTTTTCACATGAAGGGAGAATTCATTTTTCATTATCTTCATGTAATCATAGTGATTTGTTTTTATTCTAATTTTATAGTTATTGCCTAAATTTAACTCTACTTTATATGCCATGTCTCTCTCTATCAGTAAATGTCTTCATGCTCCATCCCATTGAATTGAATGCTCTCCAACACATATCAAAGAATCTTACTCTAACCTGTTGTTTTGCCATTATTTTTTTCATTTTTATGATTTTTTCATCAGATGGCAAGCAGTATTCTTCTATTTCTTTTTTTGCCCATTCCTCATCTGCATGAAATTTATAATGTTTATATCTTATTCCTTTCAAAGCATCCATTTTTCTTTCTAAAACTTCATATTTTTCAAGCTCTGCATAGTAGAATTCTTTGTATCTAATGACCATCATTTCATTTTTTTGTAGTTTTTCTGCTATATCAAGGTCTGAAAAAGTTGCCAGTAGTTCAATATTATGATTACTTCTTAATTCGTCAAATATTTGTTTTAATTCGTCAAGTTCATCCATTTCATTTATCCCTTTATTTATAATTATAAATAATAACATGAGAAGTGAAATTTGTTAATTAACAAATTTAAAAAAGTGGTGTAAAATATTATTAATGGAAAAATTAAATTCAAATTTTTTAGAGAAGATCATACTCAAAGGTATTTTGTCCAATAGGGATTTTCTTATTTTAACTTCATCTGTCTTTGAACCAGAATATTTTGATGATCCTAATATTAGCTATGCTTTTAAATTTTGTAAGGATTATGTTGATGAATTTAATGGGATACCGTCAAATGATACTGTAATCAATTCTTCTGAAACTCCTGATGAAATTAGGTCTATTATAGAGCAAGCTGTTTCAACAGATTTTAGTATAACAGAAAGTTATGAGTTTTTATTATCTCAATCTAATGATTATTTGAAAGAGAAAGCACTCAAGCTTGCTATTATAGAATCTGTTGATGAAGTTGAAGACCCTGAAAAAAGAAATTTGATTCAACAGAGAATCGAACAGGCTTTAACCAAGGATATTAAAATTGATTTGGGTCTGAAGTATTTTGAGGAAATGGGAGATAGGCTTAAAAGGATATTTACTACTTCAGAAAATAGAGTTCCAACATATTTCCATGCTTTTGATGAGCTAATAAATGGTGGATTTCCCCCTTATACTTTTAATGTATTTACAGCAAAGATTCATGGGGGGAAGTCAAATACAATGGCTAATTTTGCTGCAAGACAAGTTTTAAATGGCAAGAATGCTGTTGTTATTTCTTTGGAAATGTCTCAAGATGCTTTTGCTCAAAGATTTGACGGTATTTATTCAGGTTTTGATGTTAATAGGATGTATTTAACTGGTACATATAGAACAAGATTAGCCAGAAAATTAAGAGGTGTTAGAGAAAATGAGAGTAGAGGTGAACTATTCATAAAACAATATCCAACAGGGGATGCATCAGTATTAGATTTTCGAATATATCTAAGGGAATTAACTCTTAGGGATATTAAGATTGATATTATATATGTTGATTATATAAATTTGATGAAGACAGCATATAAGACTGATAAGAATATGTATACTGTAGTAAAAAGGGTATCGGAAGAACTTAGATCGTTATCTTTTGAATTTGAATGTCCTATAGTATCAGTTTCACAGTTAAATAGAGAAGGATTTTTTGTAGCATTTAGTGAATTAGATTTTAATTATGTGGCTGAATCAATGGGAGTTCCTGCTACTGCTGATTTTATGGCTATTTTGGGAATTGATGAAGAACAAATGATATATGAATCTGAAATTCTTTATAAAATCACAAAGTCAAGAATTGGTGGTAGAGTTGGTCATATGGATAGGTTTTATCTTGACAAAAGAAGCTTAAAGATGTATGACAGCATTGAATTGGATGAATGGATTGAAGATGCTACAATTTCAGGGGATGATAGAGGGCAGATTGATCAAGAAGAATTAGCAGAAAGAGCAAGAAGAAGAAGGGGGAGAAGAAGGAATAATAATTAAATGCTTTCCAATAAAAAAATAAGAATGCTTGAATTGCTGGATAAACAAGTGGGAACATGTCAGAAATGTTCATTAAGTCCTAATGGTACAGCTATTCCACATTGGAGTCCTGCATCTAAATATGTGATAATCGGTGAAGCTCCGGGGTATAATGAAGTTAGAAATAAAACTCCTTTTGTTGGTGCTGCTGGAAAAATATTAACTGATTTATTAGGAGAAGTTGGTTTTAAGAAAAATGAGTTTCTTATAATAAATTCGGTACAGTGTAGACCTGTAGAAGGCAATAAAAATGGTAAACCTAATCTAACTCAACTTGCAGTATGTCAAAATTATATACGAAAGTATATAACTGTTATAAATCCTGAAAAAATACTTTGTTTGGGAAATTATGCAAAGTATATTTTTACAGAGGATATTACTGGAATTTTAAGGCAAAGGGGAGTATTTAAAACTTTATCATTAAGAGAAAAAGAATATCCTGTTTTGTTTACAATTCATCCTGCTTATTGCATTTATAATGAAGAAGATGGAGTTCCAATGTTACGAGAAGATATTAAACTTTTTAAAGATACAGAATTTGAAAAGGAAAATGAGTGGTTATTTACAGAAGATGAGTTTAAAATTTATTAAGGGAGTATAGCCGAATTTGGTATAGGCATATGATTTAGGATCATAAATTTGTAGGTTCGATTCCTACTACTCCCACCAAAAAATGAAAAAGCAGAAAAGAAGACAAAGAACTGTTTATAAATGTCCAATATGTAAAGGGCCAGTTATATTACAATTAATAAATCCACATACGATGTTTGTTTGTTGTGAGTCATGCAATGCAGTTTATGATTATTATGATCCATTTGATGAGAAAGAAAGTTATAATTATGATATATGAGGGTGTAGCCGAACTAGGTATAGGCAAGAGACTTAAAATCTCTAATTTGGTGGTTCGAATCCACTCATCCTCACCAAGGGAATGTAGCCGAATTAGGTATAGGCATTGGATTCAAAATCCAAAATTTGAAGGTTCGACTCCTTTCATTCCCACCAATTCCCACCAATTCCTATAAGGAGAAAGGATGTTTAAAAATATATGGTATAATACAAAAAAATCACAAATCCATCTATGGGAGCAAATCAATGGTGAAGATTTATATACTGAAATTCCTTGGACACCATATGTTTTCTTGCCTTCCAAAAAAAAGAATGCTGATGCTAAAACCATTTTTGGTGGTTTAGTTAAGAAGCAAACTTTTCCTACCTACTATGCATATCATAATTTTTTAGAAGAAAAAAATAATCATAATGTTTTTGAAAATAGAGCTAGAAGTGAAATTCAATATCTTGCAGAAAGATACTATGATATACCGGATGATGAGCTATATGTACCCAATCTGAAAATCTATTATATAGATATTGAAGTAATTACGGGAGAAGGATTTCCAGATTTTAAAGACCCTAAAGACCCTGTAGTACTTGCATCAATTAGAAATGGATTAACAGGAGAAACTATTACATTTGGATATGATGTTTATGGATTAAAAAATTATGAAGGGAATATGCAAAATTTAAAATATTATGCATGTAATAGTGAAGAAGATTTAATGAGATATTTTTTTAATTACTTAAACAAATATCCTTGTGATGTGATGAGTGGTTATAATATATGGGCTTTTGACTTGCCTTATATGGTTAATAGGGCAAAGGTTTTATGGGGGGAAGAAAAAGGCAAAGACATTTATAGTAGAATGTCACCTATTAATGTAGTTAGTATATGGAAACAAAATTTGTCTGAATCTCTCAATATTGATATGGGGGGAGTGACAATTTTAGATTATTATAATGTCTACAAATGGTATGGAAAAAATCTTGAAAGGTATACTCTTGAGTATGTTAGTCAAGTAGAACTAAAGAAAGGAAAATTGGAAAATCCATATAATTCTCTTAATGAATTGGCTGAAAAGGATTGGGATAAGTTTGTTGACTATAATGTGATAGATTGTGAACGGGTAAATGATCTTGAAAAACAGCTTGGATATATTAGGATGATTCAGGCAGTAAGTCTTTTATGTAAATCACCAATGAAAAATTATAATGCTCAAACCCAATTAATTGAAGGGTTAATGTTGACATATTTTAGGAGGAATAATCTATGTGCTCCCCATTTTGCAGGTGGAAACAAAGAAGAATTTAAAGCTGCATGGGTCAAAGAACCTGATAAGGGATTGCATGAGTGGATTGTAGATGTGGATATAACATCAAGCTATCCATCTCATATTATTACAATGAATATGTCAAATGAAACTTTTAAGGGTAAGATTATCAGACTTCAAGAAGAAGAAATCATTTCTTGTACAAGAAACAGGAAGTTTCCATCATTCGAAATGATGAAGGAAGTTAATGGTGATGATGATTGGAAAACGGTTAAATTTGATGAATCTAATCTTGATAAGTTTAACCTTGCTCTGAAAAAAGGGTTGATAGCTATATCTCCAAATGGTTCTGTTTTTTCGACTAAAAAAGAAGGAGTGGTTGCTAAAGTTGAAAAGAATGTATTTTTCAAAAGAAAAGAGGTTAAAGACAAAAGGTATGAATATGGGATGAAAGCTGATGCATGTGAAGATGGTTCAGATGAGCAAAAGAAATATAAAGAACGGGAAAAAGAACTTAATTCTTTGCAGTTAGCTCTTAAGGTTATGATGAATGCTTTTTTCGGTATCCTTTCAGTTCCTTATTCAAGGTACTTTAACGTGTACATTGCTGAAGCTATTACAGCAGGGGGAAGGCATACCATCAAATCAGGGGAAATGTTCTGTAATGAGCTTCTGAATAGCCCTAATAAGGCATTATTAGATATATTGACTGATCTAATGGCAGATCAAATTCCATCAAAAAATAAAGATTATGTGAAGTATATTGATACAGATTCTCTTTTTGTTGGGTTGGGGGAATGGATAAAGGACAGTGGTGCTTCTGTATGGGATGAGTTGGATGATAATGAAAAAATTGATATCATCAAAGATATTTCTGGTATTATGGAAAAATATATTGATGATCGGATTTATAATGAAATCCAGTTAGGAGATTATAATTCACAAGTTCATGATTTTAAGATAGGATTCAAACAGGAAATTATTGCTAAGACTGCTCTTTTCGTTAAGAAGAAAAAATATGCTTATTGGTTGTTAGATAAAGAGGGAGTACCAAAAAATGATATAAAAGTTACTGGTCTTGAAATTGTTAGGTCTGAATCTGCTGAAGCTATAAGACCTAGATTAAAAGAAATCATGGAAATGATCATGAAGCAAAAGGATGATAATGAACTTTCTAAGAGTATTAGAAAATTTAAAAAGGAGTTGATTATACTAAAACCTGAAGAATTAGCTGCAAATATTGGTATTAATAACATCAAAAAGTATTTAAATAGTGGTTTACCAAAAAAAGGTACACCTTGGCATGTAAAAGGAGTCTATGGGTATAGACTCCTTTTAGGTGAACTTGGGTTAAAGGATAAATATGAGGATATCAAAGAAGGTCTTAAAGCCAAAGTAGTTTACATCAAAAAGAATCCTTATAATGTCGAAACAATTTCATTTTACGATTGGCCTGAAGAATTCAATACTTTAATACAATTTGATCCAAGTATTATGGTTGATAAGTTTTTCATCAAGAAAGTACGATTATTACTTGAACCGATTGGTAAGGAACAACTAATTGATGTAGATAATGCTTTTAAAAGTTTCTTTTAACTCCTACGATTATCATCATCTCTACCCGGTGCTGTAGTTGTTGGGTCTTCAAGAAGGCCAAATACTCTCCTATATCCAATTGCTTTAGTGCTATCAGTTACATACCAAGCAACCTTTCCTCTAATATTTGGTGTTTTAGTATTAGGTACAGTTTCTTGATTTACAAATGTTCCCCCACCTTTAGATGTATTTGCATATCCTTCACTTTTATTTGCTCCCCCTACTGGACTAATTTTATTTCTAGTTACTGTAGGATTTAGTGTTCTTGCCTTTTGTCTTTGTACACCTTTTTTGTATGTATTTTCATCGGTGTTTGCTGCTCTTGGATTTCCCATAGTTCCATCTTGAAAAATCTTAGTTTCATTCAGTAACCATGCATCTCCATCTGATCCGTTTGCTGCTACTGCTGCTACTGCTGTATCGTAATTGGTTAATGCTGCAAATGTTGAGTAATTCATAATTTTTCTCCTTTGTTGCTTTGGTTGTTAAATAATTTCTCCACCTAAAAATCTTTTGAGTTTACCTTCTTGTGGCTGTTCTTGTGGTTTTTTTTCAGGTGGTGGTTGCTGTTGCTGTTGGTCTTGGTCTTCGGGTGGTGGTTCTTCTCCTTGATCCGGTGGAGGTTCAGTTATAGTCTTTTTTGGTTTAGTTTCTTGATCTACATTTTTCCACTTCTTTTTCTTATCTCTTAAATCTTCAACTATAGCATCATTAGCTTCATTTTCTTCTTTTTTTTGCATTGTAGATAATGCTGCATCAATTATTTTAATATATCTTTGTACTTTTTCAGATGGATATGATTGACCAACTTTAGGTTCACCTAAACCAAGAGCTTTTGAAACGGCATCTTCATTTAATAAAAATTCATAATATTTCATATTCATCTCCTATGCAGGTTCAGTATCATATGACCCACACTTAGGGCATTTTACTTCAAACGTATTTCTACCTATTACTTTTTTAAATCTTCTCCCACATTCAATACATTCCATTTGTGTAGATGGAGTTTTGCTTTTAGCTTCTTCTAAATATTTTTCTACTAAGTCCATTGCTAACACTCCTTTATCTTATTTTGCTTTATAAAATATACTGTTTCTTCAATTTTTGAATCTATAAAATCATCAAAATTATTTACACTTTTCTTTAAAATAATTCCAGTAGATTTTGGTATTTGGGTTTTAATGTTATTAAATACAAGTTTTTTTATCTTTATTGCTTCTTCTGATGTAATTTTACCATCTGATGCAAATTCTTTTATTGCTTGCTCTGCTCTTACTACTGCTCCCTTTGTAATTTTATCAAATTGGTTAAATGCAGTGTCAATTGTTTGATTATCTGTTTTACTTTTTGTCCACTTTCTTAATTCATTTAATAGCCAAGTTGCTATGACTCCAATTGCAGTTATTAACATTGGAACTATTAATGCCATTGCTTGAGTCACTATTTGACTTGTAATTTCATTCATGATTTTATCCTTAGTATATTTTTATTCTTGGTTTATATATTCCAAGATTGTCGAATTCCCCCGGTTTTAATGCTTTACCTTGTTTTTTTAGTATACCGGACTCTTGTAATACCCATTGAGCAAATTCAGAGCAGAAGCTATGTTTTTCAACGTCTACACTAACTTTTCTATACATTTGTCTGAATAATGATAGATAGTCATATCTTAATTCATCTGTTCTTCCTTCAGCTAAGAGACAAATACATGCTACTTCATCCCTGAATTCATTGAATTCATCTTTTAAAGAGTACCAATATGCTGATCCTTTGTAGTTTTTTAATCTAGTTGATAGTAGATTCAGTTCGATTCCTGCATTTAGAGCTTCCATAATGAATCTTCTATCTTTAATATTTTTGAATTCATCGACACACCATAAAAGAGCAGTATGATTAACGTCTTTTTTTGTGAAAAAACGAATCATTTTCCCTATTACTGAAAAGGTAGAAAACTCTATTAGGTCTCCATTGTCCATCAAATGACGATATATCAAATATTGATCTAATTTTATTTTATCCATATGTCTAGCCTTTTGACTTCTTGTACAAGATCATCAATGCTTGATAATACCAGTATTGTATCATCTTGATCAATTATTTCATTTTGTGGAAGCTGTACTATCATATTACCTAATAAAAGGATTTGTGCTCCTACCATTTTATTTATTTTGGTGAATTGTTCTAAAGCAATGCTTTGGAGTATACCAAATGTTATTCCTGCTTTAACACGGTCTCTTACATAATTTGCCCATGCTTCAAATTCTTCGAATGTATATCCTTCCAATACTAAGCCTTCTTGGGAGACTACTTCTAATCCTCTGTGTAATACACATGGATCAAGTTGATACTCTTTTTCTAAATTACAAATATAACTTGTTCTACCTGCTTGTCTGCTTTCATTGCAAAATTGAGATAGCTCAATTTTTGAACCATCTGGCTTATCAACAATACATGGAGTCATTTTTGTTTTTATTGCTGCACATGACAGTAAAACTAAGAGTACTATTATTAACATTATACTTTTTCTTTTCATTCTTTTTCTCCTTTTATTAATATTTATAAAATTTTTCAAATTTTTCAGAAAAGCTCAAAATAAATATAAATATAAATAGTAAAGAATATTTAATTATGTGAAGAAAAAGGTGGAGAAAATGATAATTCCTGAAAAAATTAATGTGTTGTATATAGAAGATGATGAACAAAATGCTGAATTAATATATTCATTTCTATCTACTTCAAAAATCACTAAGTTTAATGTAATTCATAAAAATACATTAGAAAAAGGTCTAAATTACCTTAAAAAAGAGTGTAGAATAGAAGAATTAATGCATAAGTGTGAAACAGACGTTATTCTTCTTGATTTAGTACTTCCTGATAGTACATCAGGATTAGACACTTTTAAGTTAGTTTTAGCTCAATGTAATTGTATTCCTATTGTTGTAGTATCTGGTTATGAAGAAATAGCATGTCAATGTGTTAAACTAGGAGCACAAGATTATCTTTATAAACCTGAATTTAATGCTGGAACTCTTGTTAGATCATTAAAATATGCCATTGAAAGACGTAAACTAATGTCCAATTTAGAAGAAAGTGAAAAAAGATTTAAATTACTATCTGAAGCATCATTTGAAGGGGTAGTGATATCTAAAGGTGGTGTAATAGTTGATATTAATAAACAATTTGCAGATATAATTCAATGTTCACAGGAAGATTTAATCGGACAAAAAGTATGGAAATATGTTGCTCAAAAAGATGTTGATTTAGTTAAAGATAATGTAAAAGCAAATTATGAAGAAGTATATGAGCACACTGCAATAAAAAAAGATGGTACTGAATTTCCGGTAGAGATTCATGGAAAGACATTACCTAATGGCTTAAGAC